CTGCCGCAACTTCTTCAGGACTCTTTTTAAGATAACCTTGACCAAGGCTAAACAGACTCTGAGCCGCACCAGTTAAAGGCGCATAAGCAGTTGGCGCTTGTTCAGCTTGAGTTAATCCTCGACCAGCAAGCGTTCTCAATCTATCTTGATAGCCCGTAATTTCAGCACTAGGTGTATATCCAGCACCAATGACATTACCAGCCGCATCAGTTTGGAAGTTAGATGAACCAAAACGAGTAGTTACACCAACAGGTCTAAACCTTGCCGCATCAGCCGTAATTTGTGCCGCACGAATCTGTGCATCAGCTTGTGTTTGTGCCGCTTCCTTGGCTTGCTCAGACTGCAAATAAGAACCACCAGCACTCAACAATCCTTGAATAACTGATGGTGCAAAAGTTTTCAAAGTATCTACTGAAATTCCAGTTGCACTTGAAATAGCAGACAAGACACTTGAATCAACAACAGAAGGCACAACTGGAGGCACAACAGGAGGAGTTACACCAGACATAGGACTACCGCTACCAGCAGGAGGAGTAGTTGCACTAGGAGTAGGAGTAGGCACATTGGGTGTTGGTATTGCTGATGTAAGACCAGTAACTCCTAAAGCGGCAGGAGTTAGTCCAGTTGCGGCGGCAGTCGCATTTACTCCAGCCGCACCAGTACCAAATCCAGCTAAACCACCTGATGAACCACCACCAGACAACAATCCTGCTGGCGTTGCTCCACCAGCAGTTAATGCGGCTAATGGCGTACCAGTAATTGTGGCAGTAGTAGCCGCACCTGCCGCACCAGTACCCATACCCGCTAATGTTCCTCCAGTAGCCGCAGGAGCCGCCGCACCAGCACCACCCAATAGACCACTACCAGCAAAATAATTAGCTCCCAATCCAGCCAAAATCATTGGGCCAAAATCAGAAGCGAAGTCACTAATAAATCCACCAAGACCACTACCACCAAAATCACCTTGGACAATAATGCCATAGTCAATAATCTCGCCACTCTTATTTATTTTTGGCTGAGAGATTACAGCAGGATTGCTAGGGTCAATGCGTAAATATTGATCCTCTGGAAAAGTAACAAATTGAAAATTACCTTGTGTGTCATATCTAGCAACTAGTGGCTTATCTTGATAAGTCTTGCCAGTTGGAATTTCATAGTATCTAGTTTGTCCCTGTCCTCCTAAACCACTCATCCCCATATAAGGATTTTTAACTGCATATTGTGCATACTCAGGTTTAACTCGATAAGTATCTTTATCTGATGTACCTGACATTCCAGATAAGCCAACTCTAGTAACAGCGGGAATAAAGTCTCTACTTAATTCAGCAGGAACATCTTTTAATAAATCAGGGCTAAATGCTTGACCTAAAACCTTTGGAGGTTCGGCAGGGGCTGTACTGCCCCTAATGTCATTTCTATTTAACCCAAAAAAAGTTGGAACTCCAGCCATGTTATTACCCCTTAAACAGTGCCATTGGCAATCACATTGCCCAACACAGTGAAATTACCTGAAGCATCTATCTTGGCAACAGCAGTAGATGAGTTATAGATGTACAAGACATTGCTTGTCTCTACGAACGAAAAGTTCGTAAAGTCACCATCTGCTTTTGTTGCAATAGCAGTTTGAATGTTAGTGAACTCAGTATCAATCTCAGTTCCCTTAACAACTTTACCCGCATTGCCGGAAGCTAAAGAATCTTTAGCCGCAAAATTGGTAGTCTTTGTGTAATTTGCCATGATGTTTCCTTACGCCATTTTGCCGTTTTTGGCTTGAATTTCAATCTTCTGAATGCTTACAGGCGCATTGTTTATCTGCACCTCGTAACCTGTTTGAACAACCTTGCCATATCCACTTGCTTGACCAACCAATGTACTCAACTGAATACCAGCAGAATAGTTTGCAACTGGTACACCATTGTCGCCATACTCAGCAATTCCATACTCTGCAACAGTAGTAACAGGAATTTGCATTGTTGTCGAGTAATACTGACCAGAAAAGTCATAACCCCACTTGATGATAAATCCTTGATTAGAGCCGCCAATAACGACAACAGAAATCTTTTTCAGAATGGAGGTGACGTTTACATTGCCAAGGTCTGCATAGTTAGTGAAATACTGCATACGATAGGTAGAAGCATGGTCAAGATAAGTCCCATACTTACCAACATAACCATTCTTTCCAATCAGCAAATCACCATTACGCTTTGAATAAAAACAAGTTGGCTCAATAGTGTCCCAAGTTGTTACCCTAGCACTTCCATCCTGCAACTGAGCCTTAGTGTCAAATACATAGACTTGCTTGGTAACAGGCAAATTCAACAAGTAAAAACCATTGCTTTCAGAGTAAACAGCTTTAATGTTTGCTTGTACTTCAGATGCCACATTGGTCATCAAATCATTACGCACATTCTTAGATAAGTCACGCAAAGGCGCTGACTTTTCCTGAATAGTACGCAACAGACTACGAACACCGCTGTTTGATAAGAAAATAATGTCTGAGCCAGTAGTAGCAATAGAATCTCTAGACAAGCAACCAATGTCTCCAATAGAGTCACTTAAACTCATCGTAGATGGTGTTGTTGCACCTGAGTAAATCAATATCTGACGCTTACCAAAGATAAACAAGAACCCGTTATGTGCGCCTAAACCAACAATCTGATCTGCGCCATTAGGCCAAATTCTAGAAACATCTAAAGTACCTGATGTACCACCTGTCCAGTTATGTCCTGCTAATAAATCAGAAAATGTGATAGTGACATTGTTTGATGCTGTTACAGCTACCCATAACCTACCAAAAGCAGATATTGCTACATTTGCTATAGGAACAGTGCCTGTATAACCAGTTTTTTCGCTAACCCTACGAAAAGTTGTAGTGCTAACAGCGGGGTCATAAATCAATGGGTCATAACCTAATTGGAAGAAATATGTAATCCCATTTAAGGATGCACATTGCCAATCATTTGCTGTAATAGTTGGCGCAGTACCACCTCCCCCATAGGTAAGTTCTACAACAGCATTACCACTATCAAGTTTAAACAGCTTATTGTTACCAGCAAATAAAGTGGTCAACGTGCCATCTACTTGAACCAACTCATGTATAACACCAATATCATTAGCACCTAAAGCACCGCTAGAAGAATTAACTCTAGACCAACCTTTACGAGAGCCAACACGACCATACTGGTCAATCACACAATTAGTAGCAATAGACGCAAAACCACTCGCTAAATCTAGCGGTGAGTCTTGAGTATTCAGCCCAAAAAAACCCGGAGCCGAAATGCTAAATAGTTGCAGTTGTTGTGTCATACCGATACAAATTCTTGGTTTTCTGGATAGCGAGTGCCTTCCAAAGCAATATAGTCAGACAACATAGATTTGTATAGCAAATACGCTTCTGATGATGAAGTGCCACCATCCTCACCACGTTCAACTAAGGCACGAGCATAGGCATTCTGAGCCACTAAAACATCAGGAACAGCGACAACAGTTGAGTCTGATGACAATGTTGCTTGTGGCACTGTTAAGCTAAATGGAATGCTATATACACCATCAGGGCGTGGATACAAAGTTACCTTAGTGTCATAACCAGTACTTACACCATCAAAGGCATATTCTGATGGAATTCCACTAACAGGCGTAGAGAAATTCTGCTTTCTGTTCATCGAAACAAAGTCAATATTCTTCATGCCAATATTGCTAGTGGCATTAATAACATCAATAACTTGAAACTTCTGACCAGCACCCGTTAAAGCATAAGAGTATGTTCCTGAAGAAGTAGTGATGGTTACTGTAGTACCAAGAACATTCCACGCAAAAGCATCTTCAACTTGACGTTTTGCATCATTGACAAACTTGCCAATTAATGTTGAATAAGTAGTTTGATTGTTTGTAGTGACAACAGGTTCTCTGAGTCTAATCAGAACATCGTTGATAAGTTCAAGATAAGTCATGTTCTAGTCAATCCTTCTTCTTCAATGGTAACTATTACTGAAAATGTAGATGCCGCCTCAGATAGTGCTTTAAGTATGTCGCCTTCTTCCATCACAAAATAGGATACGCCGCCCCAATCTTGGGTAGTTTTAGTAGTTAAAGCAGTTTCAAATACAAGAGAATATGTGACAGACGCAGAGGTATCTGTCCAAGAAAAAGAAATATGTTTTTGCGAACCTGTATTAACTGCTCGTAGCAGTACGACCCTTGCGTAATACCCTTTGGGTACTGTATATAGGGTTGTCAGCGTGTTTGCTGTAAGATTTGCGCCAACTGATAATGCTCTCATTTCGCTTTTGCCTTATTCCTTGCGGAGATAGCTTTAGCTTTTGCCTTTGCGTCAGCCTTTGAGGTTGCACCCCATGCCTTGAGCGAAAGAAGCAGTCTTGTTGGTTCACCATCCTTGTACTCTGCACCAGCATTGTTGCCCATGCGAGCCAAGAAACTTGCTCTGCGAGGATTGTCCCCCGACTTTACTGGAGGCTTCAGATTCCCGCCAGTTTCCGCATTATAAGATGATCTACCCTTGGCATTCAAGCCGCCTTTTGGATTTTGACCAGCTTTTGTTTGCCAAGTTGGAGATTTCATCACTTCACCTTTTTAGGCTTCTTTGCAGTCTTTGCCGCCTGTTTAAACGCATCAGCAGTAGGCGCACCTTTGCTACCTACCTTACGCATCTTCTCGCCAGAACCTTCGGCTATCCGTTGCTTCTTTGCGTTAATGTTGGCATAGAGTCCCTGCTTCATTTCATCTTCTTCTTAGGTTTGGACATTCCTGCCTCAGACAAAGCAATGGCAACTGCCTGTTTAGGGTTAGTCACAACCTTGCCTTTTTTAGAGCCAGAGTGCAGTTCTCCTGCCTTGTACTCTTTCATTACTTTGCCAACCTTCTTTTGAGCCATTGTGGGTTTTTTCATAGGGTCTCTCCTTAGTACATTAT